AACCCATTGATCGAGATCCCGCTCCGCTTTCCCCGGGTCGACGTTCGGGGAGATGAACGTGAGGACGTAGTCGATACGGAGCTGTCCGGCCGGCGCCTCCGGGAGGGGCGATATCGTCGTCTGCTTGACCATGACGGTTCGCCGATCCAGCGCGTCCACGTTGTCCTGATACGGGACGACGTGGACGCCGGCTCCGAGGACCCGTCTCAGCTCGTCGACGAGCGCGTCCCGGACGGAGGCAGTCATGCGATCACCGGCTTTGCGCGCTTCGGCCGGATCATGTCTTTGATCCATGGCGACATGGGGAACGGGCGGATCGCGAGGACGTCGTCCCCGATGCCGATCGACGCCGGGTCCGTCTTCGTCTGATTCCAGACGTCGCGCGCCTGTTCGCGCTGCGCGGCGATGAGGTTCGGCGTCGGGAGCACGGGGACCGGCTCCGGCGTGTACGCGAGGACTTGCACCCTCGCGACCTCCAGGAGCCGCCATAGGACGACGTCCAGGGAGGGAGCGTCCCTCCACTCCTGCCGGATCTCCGCGAGCGTGAGCCAGCCGGACGCGACGTCTTCGACGACGAACCGGACGCCGGGGATCCGGACCGTCGACCCGTCGCCGGCATCCGTGAGCGTCGTCGAGATCGCCCATTCCCCGGGGAGCGTGAACGGACCTCCGGGGAGCGTGACGGACAGGACGTTCCGGGTGCCGGTGCCGTCGTCGACGATCGCGGACGCGGCCGCGACCGTCACGCCGTCCGGCGCGACGAGCGTCGACGTCGGAGTTTGATCGTCCGGGAGCGACACGGGGACGCCGTCCGGCGTCTCATAGGGGACCTCCAGCGTCCACGTGACGACGTCGCCCGTCGCGAACGGACCAAACGTCACGTCCGGGTCCGGGACGATCGTCGACATATGAGGCTCCTATGAGGATCAGGTGATGCCCGCTCCCCCGGCGCGACTGGGGAGGCACGCCGGGGGAGGGGAACTCACGCGGGTTTCTTCGGCTTCGGCTTCGGCTTCGGCTTCTGGTCGCGCTTCGGTTCCGTGAGCGCCTGTCGACGCTCCTGGAACCGGCGCGCGGCCGCGGCTGACCGGGTCATGCGGGGACGACGGTCGCTTTCAGGACCGCGGCCGGATCGATGACGCCGGCCGCGATGTAGCCGAAGAATCCGCGGTCGACGCCGCCGTTCGCGATCGCCAGCGCGTCGACGCGGATCGGGGAGCCCGGAAGCTCCCACACTCCGAACGCGTTCCGATCGGCCGCGAGGATCGTCCCGGCCGCGAGCCGGGAGTCCTGCCGGTAGACGGGACCGAAGAATTCGCCCGTGCCGACGCCGGCCGCGCCCGCGACGTACGCGAGCTGATTCCCGTCCAGCTCCAGCGCGAGCGATCGCGCGACGTTCGGCGCGACGCGGAGGACTCCCGGCGTGCCACCCGCGGCCGTGATCGCGTCGACGATGTCATACAGCGCCGCCAGATACGGATTCACGTCCGTAGGGACCGCGCCGAGGACCGCGGCTCCAGCTCCGGCGACAGCCTGCGCCACGGCGTAATCGTCGCTCTGCTTCATGTAGGCCGCGACCATGCCGCGCGTGTACGCGTCGATCACGTCGATACGTCCGAAGTCCCAGAACTCACGCGCGAGATCGTTCGCGCCGGCCAGCCGGATCGCGTCAAACTCCTTGATCCCCGTCGTGATCGCCACGGAGGGTACGGGAGCCTTGTTGCCGGCCCACGTGTCGACGGCCGTCTCCGGCACGTCCAGCGTCCAGCCGGACGCCTGGAGGCTCGTGAGCTGTCCGACGTTGAAAGCCGGGATGAACGTCCGGACCTCCGGGACCGCCTGCCACAGCTCTCCGAGCCATGCGGCCGGCCAGTCTGTGACGAGCCCGCCGACGCCGTCGTACTTCACGTCGACGAGCGCGAACAGTCCGGTCCGTTCGGATGACTCCATGTAGGGACGGAGCGCGTCCGTCGCTCCGGACGTCTTCGCATGGAACAGCGCGGAGACGAAGCCGGCGCGAGACAGCGCGGGTGCTTTCGGACGGATCGACGTCGACGCCGCGCCGGCGAGCATCGACTCCGGAGCGGGTGCGCTCATGGGGGTTTCCTCCTCTTCGTCGACGGCGACGCCGTCGTCCGTTTCGTCGTCGACGTCGTCGACGTCGCCGTTCTCCTCCGGCGCTTCGGCCGGATCGGTTTCGTCGTCGTCGACGTCGTCGACGGCGAACAGTGCCGCTCCCTCGAACGCCGGCTCCGACACGAGCGCGGCTCCGGTGAGATCCGCCGTCCCGTAGTCCCCGTCTTCGCGGACGAGGTTCCGGACCTCCGCGGAGAGCCGGACGAATTCGCCGCGGTCCGCGAGCCACGCGTCCGCGTCGTCCGTGTCCGCCAGGGCGAACGTCGCGACGAGCCCGGTCTCCGTGTCTTCGATCGACGTCGCGCGCCCGAGCGGCTGGAATCTGTCGTGATCGAAATTGATCGAGACGACGGAGACGTCACGCGGGACGCGGACGGATCCGCGGGGAAAAGTGATCGGCCGGTTCCGTGAGCGGTTCGTCCGGGAGCGCTGTCCCCACGGGACGAGGACTCCGCGGATCTCCCGCGCCTCATGGTCGACGGCGAACAGTCCGGTCTCTGTGATCGTCATAGGGTCCTCCTAGTCCGGGACGGCGATCGTCGGCGGCTGAACAGTGGAGACGATCGGCCCGAAGTCGAAGCCGACGCTCTGTCCGTGAGGGACGACGTCGTCTTGTGACAGCCGGCTCTCAATCGGCCGGATCCAGTACGGGATGCCGTAGTCCAGGACGTCATTCCGGCGTCCCTCTTGCGTCGAGTACGTGAGCGACGCCGTCGAGAGGGAGCCGTCCAGGAGCTGCGCGGGGAGGTTGAAGAAATTCGCGACGTCGATCCGGGTCGCGTTGCGTCCCTCGATGAAGAGATCCGGGGAGATGTTTCCCAGTGCGCGCGCTTCGATGTTGTACGGCGTGAACGCGGTCGCGCCGGCCGGATCCTGTCGGGCCGCGGCCCACTCATTCACGACGGCCTGCGCCTCTTCCGTCGTGATGCCGGACATGGTTGTCTCGTGGAGATCGATCGCCGGAATAGGGGACGCTGCGCGATTCGCCCATGACGTCTCCAGCCGGGCGGCTCCGCGGAGCGTCCGCGTCGCATAGTCCAGGAGACCCGCGGAGGGACCGGGAATGAGGATCACCGTCGCCGGGTCCACGGGGACCCATTCCCCCTCCTCGTCGACGACGAGGATCTCTCCGGCCTGATTGAACTTCCAGAACTCGAACGGGATCCGGACCGCGGCGAGGATCTCGCCGCGTGAGCCGTTCTCCCGGCTCCAGAGACTCCAGCCGTAGAAGATGAGATCGTCGACCGTGTTCGCCATGCGTTGCCACGGCGAGAGCTGTCCCGGCGTCCACGACAGCCACGCCGGCTGGGGGTCGACCCGCTCCCCGCCGCGGAGCGCGTAGAGAACCTTGTCCGCGATCATGGACAGGAGGACCGCGCGAGCTTTGAAAACGGCCGGGATCGTGAGCGCTTCGGCGCGCGTGATCCACTGTGTTTCCAGCCCGAAAATGTCCGACCATACGAGTTGCTGGAGCTGTCCCGTCGTCCACGGTGACTGGATGCCGGCGCGCGCTGCGGTCGCGCCGGACCCGCTCGTCGCCGTCGTCACGGACTCCACTACGCGAGGACCTCGCGTGAGCCAGTCCGTGAATGTCGTCATATGAGATTCATACGACGAACACGAGTCAATTTCGGCACACCGAAATTATGAGAAGTCGCGCGGCCGCGAGATTCCGCGGGAGGATCCTCCTATGACGACGTCGCCGGATTGCCCGTGCTGCGCCGGCCGCGGCCGGCTTCCCCACCTGCCCGGAATGCCTCACGCGGTCCCCGGCGACGTCGTCGCCCGTATGTGCCTGGAGTGCGTCGACGCCGCGTTTCTAAGCGACGGCCGGCGTCCCCATCCGCACGAGATCGCGGGGAACTAGAGGTTGCCCGGCTCCGCGGCGAGGAGGCGATGTAGCCGGCGCTCCGCGTCGCGGGTCCCGTGGACGTTGTGTTCGTGCTGCGCGCCGGAGCGGAGCGCGTCCGCGCGGCTCCACGCGAACGCGTGCCAGTAGGAGCATTCCGAACAGCGCGCGACGGTGTAGCCCTGCGGCTTCCCGTCCGCGTCCGTGCCCATGGTGGAGGTATCAAGAATGATGCTCATAGGATCTCCTACCGGCTCGCACGGATGACGCCGACGCTGCCGGCCACGGGATGCATGTCCCACTGACGGAGCGCGCGCGTCGCGGCATCGAGACAGACAATCTCGGAATCGTGCGTCATAGGAGACCATGTCCACGCGCCCGCGTCGCCGGAGTCGCGCCGGGAGGCTTGCGAGACGGCGAGATTCAGCGGGAGCTGTCCGAAATGCCGGAGGGAGCCGCGCTCCAGATCGCGGAGGAATTGGATAGAGCCGGCCGTGATATCGGTCCAGCGATGCTCCTGGAGCCGCGGCCGCGGCTGGAGCCGTTCGGACTCCGTACGGGTCGCGGCTCCCTCTCCGCGCGCGTCGAATCCGACGATCGACCCCCGGTAACGCTTCGTGAGATCCTGCGCGCGCGCCGGGATCCATTTCGTCCCGGGACGGTGATCGATGATCTCGACGTACGCGACGCCGTCGCGATCTCGCCACGCGGCCGCGATCGCCGCGACGGAGCCTCCCGGCCGGATCGCCCACCCGAACGCGACCCGCTCCGGAATCGGCATCCGCTCCGTGAGCTGCGCGGCTTCCCAGAGCGCCGCGGGGATCGCGCGTGCCGTGAACGTCTCCGGCCACAGGGAGAGGTACTCACGCGCCCATTGCGGCCGCGGGAGATCCCGCCATTGCGCGCGCATGATCTCCAACGTCGTCATGGTCCCGAGCCCGGGATGAACAGCGGCGAGGAGCCTCATAGCGTCGTCGGGATCCTCCACCCGCTCCCACGGTGTCGCCGGGTCCGCGGCATAGTCCAGAATCCCTATGTCCGGGTCCTGCGCGCGGCCGCGCTCCAGATAGTCATAGAACACGCCGGCACGCGATTCGCCGGCCGTGCCGGAGAGGATCACGGACGCGCCGGGACGGGTGTCCTGGAGCGGCCGGATCGCGGCGAGGAGATCCGCTCCGGCGTCGACGTCGACCTCCTGCGCTTCGTCGATCCATGAGACGTCGGACGCGGATCCTCGGAAGTTCGCCGCGTTCGGTCCGATGTGCGTGAAGCTGGAGCCGTTGTCGAATTGGATCACCTGATGCCCGGCTCCGCGCTTGATCGAGAAGCCGCGGCCGGACGTCGGATGCTCCTCCGGCTCGTCGGCCAGCTCCTCCCCGAACAGCGCGATCTGCCGGAGCGCGTGCTTCGTCTTCGGTCGACGCTGTCCGCGGAGCCATGGCGGGAGATCGAGATCGTCCGGAGGGTTGACGGCGTCCAGGTGAAGCGCCCACGCGACGAATTGCCGGGATCCCGCGATGCCGGATTGTGCGGTGTACGTGACGAGGTATCCCGGCCGCGACGCGCACCGTCCGAGGAGGAGCATGAAAATGGACGTCGACTTCGTCGCCCGGCGTGGCTCCTCGATCGCGTACGTCCGGCGCGGAGCCGCCAGCGTGTCGCATAGCTGGAGCTGCTGCGGATGGAGCCGGAATCCCGGCCGGAGGTAGCCCATGAGCGCCGCGCCGCGCATGAATTCCCGGCGATCGCGTTCGGACGCGACGAAACCCGACGAGTAAGCCGGCGTGATGCCGGCGTCGCGGAGCGCCTCCCACGCGGCCGGATCCGGGCCGGCCGGCCCGGCCGATCGGCGCTCCCCCGGAGAAAATTCCCTGC